AATGGGTAGTAGGTTATGGGATGGATAACGATAAAAAAGAGCGTAATTTAGATTACATTTATGCACTCTAACTTGGATATCTTAAAGGTTATCCGTACATTTATATAAAATAATTAGTTATATGTCAGAAAACAATCGAAAAAAACAGCACAACGATTTAGAATGTGTGCAAACAGGTTTTGCAAATGGAGTTGCACCTGGTTTTCCCCTTACCGAAAAAGAAAAATGGGCAATGGTAGATGAAGCAGAAGAAGCTTATGGTAAATTTCTAGATGCTTTAGGTGTTGATTGGCGAAACGACCCCAATTCAGAAGATACTCCACGCCGTGTAGCAAAAGCCTATGTATTTGATTTATTTGCAGGTCGATATAATGCAATGTCAGATATTACTTCATTCCCATCAGACGGATACGATGGTATTGTTATTGAGCGCAACATTCCTTTAACTTCAATGTGTTCACACCACCACCAAACAATTGGAGGAGTAGTTCACGTTGGTTATGTAGTTGGAGAAGGTGGACGTGTTATTGGTTTATCTAAATTGAACCGTATTGTAGAACATTTTGGTCGTCGAGGTGCTATTCAAGAGCAATTGACTGCAGCCATTCACCAAGCAGTAAGCAAAGTATGTGAAGGCAATCGTGGTGTAATCGTTACTACAGTAGCAACACATAATTGTGTATCTTGTAGAGGTGTTAAACACCAAGGTGCTTCAATGGTAACTACAAAAGCATCAGGTGTGTTTATGGATAATGATAATCAAGCACGTAAAGAATTCTTTGATTCATTAAAAATCAATAACGGAGGACACCAGATATGAGACTATTTAAAGCCTATAAAAACAAGATTCTTCCTTTCCTAGCTAAAAAGGCAGTTAAGGAAGATATTCCCGAACAAACCTACGTTCCGTTTGTATCAGAAGTTGAGGAATTCAACGCAATTATGGGAAAGCCTAATAATTATGACCCGGTCATTCCCGAGGAGAAGGAGTGGATGTTTGTATACAATTTCATTTTGGAAGAACTCGAGGAATATAAGCATGCGTGTGAAACGGGCAATATTGTTGAAGTGCTTGATGCTCTATGTGACATTACCTATGTTTCACTGGGTAACGGTGCTATGCTACATGGTCTTAAGGATAAAGTATGGCCCGCGTATCAAGAAGTACAGGCGTCAAATCTTAGCAAAGCTTGCACTAGTGAAGAAGAGGCACAAGAGACCGTTAGAGTACGTTCCGCAGAGCAAAAGGAACCATGTCACTATGAACAGGTTGGTAAGTATTTTATCGTCTATAGAACACGCGATCGCAAAGTTATGAAGAACATTAATTACTTCAGACCCGACCTTACCCAATTTTTTAAATAAAACAACAAATAAGAGTTATGTATCAATCGGTTTTCTACAATAGATTACCCGGAGAGGATCAATGGCATTACTATCTCAGGGACGATAAAAAAGGAATACACAAATTCCAGTATTGGCCCACTGTCTATAAACTTGATGAAGAAGGGGAATATGAAACACTATTTGGTGATAGATGTTCCCCTCTCCAAGGTAAATACGATAGAAAAGATCCTACTATTCTAGAAAAAGATATTGACCGTGAACTTGTATTGTTAAGGGATTTGTATTACAAGACAGATGAAATGCCCTCCTACCACAATACCGTTTATTTGGATATTGAGATTGAAATTCTAGGTGCACTTACACCAGTTACAATCAAAGAGGCAAATGCTGAGATTACAGCAATTGCTTTGATTGATGCTTCTACTAAAGAAAAAATATGTTTTATCTTAGATAAAGCAGGTAAAATTGAAGACATCGATCAAGATGGTAAGCAAGTTATTTCTTGTGCAAGTGAAGATACTTTACTACGTAAGTTTTTATTGAAATGGGAACAAATGGATCCTACAATTGTTGTAGGTTACAACAGTGATTTCTTTGATATTCCATATTTGTACTATCGAATCAAGAAAAAACTAGGAGATGAAGTATATCGCTTATCCCCAGTAGGTAAAATTGAAGAGGTACCATCCCAACCCAATTCCCCAATTCGTATTGGTTTAGTTAACAGTCTAGACTATATGATGTTGCTTCGCAAATATATTATGAAGGAAGAACCATCATATAAACTAGGTGACATTGGAACCAAGTATGCTAAACTAGGAAAAATTGAATACAATGGTAGTTTGGATACATTGTTTAGAGAAGACCCAAACAAATTCATCGACTACAACATTCGAGATGTTGAAATCATTGAGGCACTAGAGGAAAAACAGAAGTTTATTGAATTGACTATTTTGATTTCCCACCTATGCCATACACCATATGAATCAATTTACTACAATACTGCATTAAATGAGGGTGCTATTTTAACGTATCTAAAACGTAAAAATATTATTGCACCAAACAAACCGACAACTACAAACCCATCAATTAGGGAATTGGAATTGGGTGATCATGTTGTACACCAACGAGGTACTTCTACAATTGAAGGTACAGTATATGCTTTTGAGGACAAGCAAGTTATAGTTAAAACAATGGCTGGAAAATATATTGCTCGTAACCCTAGAACAATTAAGAAAAAAGACAGTTACGCAGGTGGATATCTACTTGATCCTATTCCAGGATTATATTCAGATGTAAGTGACCTTGACTTTACCTCACTATATCCTTCAATTATCAAATCTTTAAATTTGGGTGTTGAAACGTTGGTAGGTAGAATTGTTACAAAAAACAATTACGAGCAGTACAATTCACTTGAACAGTTAAAGAAGCTTGACCCTGAAGAAAAAATACATATCCAAAAACTAAACCGATATTCATATCAACTTAAAGATGCTACAATATCAGTTGGGGCTCTAATTCGCTTGATTGAAGACAATAATTGGACTATTTCTGCTAGTGGGGCGTTTTTTACAAACGATAAGAAAAGTATTGCTTGCGAGGTACTTGAGGACTGGTTTGATCAGCGAGAACATTATCGAGCACTTAAGAAAACCGCAGGTAAAGCGGAAGATTGGGCCAATTACAAACTATATGACTTGTATCAAATGGCATTCAAGATCTTGCAAAATGCCTTGTATGGTACATATGCAATCAACTCTTGGCGCTTTACAGATGGATTCAAAATATGTTCAGCTGGGATTACAAACAGTGGACAACGTTTAACAAAAGAATCGATTATATTTGTAAACAATTACATTTCCGATCAACTTGAAATCGACCCTAAAGATTTTGTTATCGCCTCAGATACCGATTCACTTTATATGGAGTTGACTGATTTGCTTAAAAAACGTAACCCCGATCTAGACTACAATGATCGTGAAGAAAAAATCAAACGATTGTTGGTTTTGACAGAGGAACTCCAAGATGTAGCAAACGGAAATCTAAACAATATTACGCAGGATCTGTTCAATATGCATGGCAAACACCACTTCGTGTTGAAACAGGAGGTAATCGCTGAAAAAGCATATTGGGCTGGTAAACGTAGATACGCTATTTACATTGTAAATAAAGAAGGTGTACCTATTGAGGAACTAGAGATGAAAGGATTGGACATTATGAAATCTAATTTCCCACCTTACTTTAGAAACTTTGGAGAGGAACTTATCAAATCCATTCTATTCAGTAAACCAAAAGAAGATATAGACAAATTTGTAATGGATTTTAAAAATTCAATGCAAACAGTAGAGTGGATTAAGTTACTTAAACCAACTGGATTGAAAAAACTAGGTGAATATATTGAACGTAAACCTATGGCTGGTGAATTGTTTTCTAAGTTGAAATTGAAATGCCCCATCAACACCAAATCAGCTATTATTTACAATGACTTTTTGCGTTACAAGAAACTCAATGTAAAATACCCTGAATTTACAATTGGAGACAAAATGTATATTGCTTATTTAAAACCAAATCCATATCAAATTGAGGTAATCGGTTACAATGGCTACAATGATCCACCTGAAATTACAGAATTGATCAACAAGTATATTGATCGTGATGGTTTATTTGATAGTGTAATTCGAAACAAATTAGAGGGAGTATACAATGATATTGGATGGGTATTGAATTTGAACCCGTTTAAAGCTAAATTCTTCAATTTCAGCTAGGATACTTAAAATATTTTTCTTATCTTTACAATATGGTAAATAAACTAACATTACAATCAGTTATAAACAAATACTACTTAGGCGAAAACGAGTCCGTCAAGTGGAGTATCAAAGACAAAACCCTTACTATAGACTTTATGTCTGTAAACAAAGAGGTAATTGGTAAAATCGTTCACAACAATATTGATATTGAAGATAGTGAATTAGCTATTTTTGATACTAAAAAACTATTAAACCTATTAGGTATCACTCAAGGTGATTTAATGTTTGAACTAGAGAAAGGCAAATCGGTTTATACCAAAATGAAATTTGCGGATGCCTCCTTTAACTTAACCTATGCACTTGCCGATCCTTTATTGATTGGAAAAGTAGGTTCTGTAACTGAACCAGAATGGGATGCAGTTTTGCCTTTAGAAAAAGAATATGTTGACAATTTAGTTAAAGCAAAAAATGCTTTAGCAGGTGTTGGTTCAATGACTATTTCTGTTGAAGTTGACTTAAACGGAGACAATATGTGTTTATTTACATTTGGAGATGAGCAAGGTCATAACAACAAGATCACTTACCAAATGTATGGTACAATCAAACAAGAAAAAGCAGAAATACCATTCAATTCAGATATGTTTAGAAACATTTTGAAGGAAAATAAGGATCTAGAAAGTGGTAGCATTTATTTGAGCTACCAGGGCCTAATGAAACTCGAATTCAAATCAGAAGATACGCTAAGCACCTATTATATGGTACGTAAAGAAGAAAGTGCTTTCTAGTATGTATAATAGAACGTGCAAGTTCAAATAAGTTTTCGTATATTATAGTTATAAATTTAAATTTAGTTATGCAAGAAACAAAACGCAGAGGTCGTCCGGCTCGGGACGAAAATGACACACAATCAAACTTATGTACAATTAAAGATCCTGCAATGGAGCCTTTTTATATTGTAAAGGATGCTACAAACTTTACAGTTATGGAAAAGTCTGTTGCTACAAGAGGATTTGGAGGCGGTAAAGCATCCGGTAAAGAAACTGAAAAAGTATTAGGTTACTACAGTAACTTTGCAAATGCCCTAAACCGCATCTCAAAAGAAAAGTTTTATCAAAATCAAGGTGAGTACGAAACCATTCAAGAGTACCTCAACACTTGGAATACAGTCAAAGAAGGAATGGAATCAATGTTAAACAAAATAGAAATATGAAACAATTAGAAGCATTATTTGATGCGGTTATTGTAAAACCGCTTGAGGCAGAAGAAACCCAATTCGGCTCTATCTTCATCCCAGATGCAGGTAAAGACAGAAACGAACAGGGAACAGTAGTTGCAGTTGGACCTGGACGTCAGGTAGGAGGGATTGGTTTTATCCCAACTGAAATTAAAGTAGGAGACATAGTTATCTTACCTACAATGGGATTCTCAAAGTTGCAATTTGACAACGAAGAGTACTATATTGGAAACGAAAATCAAATTTTAGCACGTATTAAAAAAGAAGAAAATGAGTAAGATTATTGAATTTGGCCCTGAAGCCCGTAAGAAACTAGTTAAAGGTATTGACACATTAGCAGATGCTGTTGTAGCAACACTTGGCCCTAATGGTCGAAATGTAGTTTATGTTGAAAATGGAATGGTTGTTTCAACCAAAGATGGTGTAAGCGTTGCAAAACAAATTGCTTCACTAGAAGACCCAATCGAAGATTTGGGAGCACAAATGGTTAAACAAGCAGCTATTAAAACTGCAGACCATGCAGGTGATGGTACAACTACCTCTACTTTGCTAGCACGTGAATTGGTAAAAGGTGGTATTTCAAAATTGAACGAAGGTGCAAATGCAGTTGAGATCAAACGTGGAATCGATGCTGGTGTAAAAGAAGTACTCGCTACCCTTAAAGACAATTCAGAGAAAATTTCATCTGAAGAACAACTTGAACAAATTGCTACTATTTCAGCAAACAACGATCCAGAAATCGGTAAATTGATTTCACGCGCTATGGAAAAAGTAGGACGTGAAGGTGTAGTTTACATTGAAGAGTCTAAAACAGACGAAACATATCTTGAAGTTGTAGAAGGTATTCAATTTGATCGTGGTTACAAATCACCTTACTTTGTTACAAACAACAACAATATGTCAGCTGTATTGCAAGATGTTTCTATCTTATTGGCAGACCACCGTTTTACAAATGTAAAAGAATTGGTACATATTTTGGAAGGCGTAGCATCTAAAGGAAAATCATTGTTGATTATCGCAGAAGATATTGATGGTGAAGCTTTAGCTACATTGATTGTAAACAAAATGCGTGGTACACTTAAAGTAGCAGCTGTTAAAGCACCTGACTTTGGTGAGCGTCGTAAATTGATCCTTGAAGATATTGCTATCTTAACTGGTGGTAAAGTATTTGACAAGGAAAAAGGTATGAAACTTGATCGTTTTGATTTCGGATGGTTAGGAAGTGCTAAAACAGTTACAGTAACCAAAGAAAAAACTACAATCATTGATGGAAATGGTACTGAAGAAGATATTACATCACGAGTAGAGTCACTTACCTCTCAAATTGAAAACGCTGCTACACCATTTGAAGCAGAAAAATTACAAGAACGTTTATCTAAATTTGTAGGTGGAGTTGCTTTGGTTCACGTAGGTGGAAGTACTGAAACTGAAATGAAAGAGAAAAAAGACCGCGTTGATGATGCTTTACACGCTACACAATGTGCCCTTGAAGACGGTATTGTACCAGGTGGAGGTGCTGCATTGCTCCATGCTCGTGAAGGTATTACCTATAAAAAAGACGAATCAGATGATTTCAAATATGGTAAAACATTAGTTTACAAAGCATGTGGTAAACCGTTTGAAACTATTTTAACAAACGCTGGACACGCTGATCAAGATATCTACTATTTCAAACACAAAATTGGAGATCTTAGCGACAAAGAAAACTTCCAATGGTATGGTTTGGATATCAAATCTGAAACGATTGTAGATATGAAAGAAGCAGGTGTAATCGATCCACATAAAGTAACTAAAAACGCTTTATTGAACGCATCTTCAATTGCAGGTACAATCCTATTAACAGAATGTACAGTAGTAGACAAACCAGAAGACAAAAAATCAGATGGATTTGATCCGTCAATGATGGGAATGATGTAATATGAAAACTGAACAAGTAGAATATAACGAACTTATCGCAACACGAGTACCCCCTGGAGATCAGTGGGTGCTCGTAAACGATAAAAGTAAAGTGATTCACAAGTCACTTACCGATGCTTTAGAAGCATGGTTTGAAGCAAACCAAGAAAAAGCAGAATTTCGTTTGGCTCCTTTGGACAGTAAACTTTATGTTATACGAAGTGAGGTAAAAGAAATCCAACCTGAACCCGTTAAACGCTTTAACATTTACGGAGACCCTCAATAACGGGTCTCCTTTTTTACATATTTATAATTATGAAATTGACTGACATCTTACGCGAAATAGAAGGAGAAGAAGATGGTATGCAACAAGTAAAGGTACGTTATGACCTTGCTGTTGAACCCGCTGATCTCGATAAAGCATTAGCTGCTTTAAACGACCCTAAAACCTACGGTATTTACGCACAAAACATGCGAGACCCACAAGCTATTGTAAAAGCATTCGGTCCTTCAATCCCTGCACAAAAAGCAGGCGCTGCTTGGAAAGATTGGGACTCTCGTTCAGATGACGAAAAAGCATTCAAGTTAATTGATATCAAAAACAGAGTACCTGAAGCATGGGAAAAAGCTCAAGCTGAAGCAGAAGCAGGCTATGAAAAATGGCAAGCAGAAGGAAACGATGGTAGCTTAAACGACTATTTATTTTCCCTATCAGGTAAAGAACTTCCAAAAGATATTATTGGAAAATACGGTGCCAATTACTATCCAATGAAAACACCAGACAATTTGAAAAAATATGGTGGTAAATTGGAACAAGACATTCACTATGTAGTAAAAGATGGAAAAATTGTTTTCCCTCATACACTAGAAAACCCATACAAAACCAAACCATATTTGTCTAAAGTATTGAAAACAATCATGGACAATGCAGGAGTTGATTTCAAATTGGTTGATGTTGAACAAGATGTTGAGGCACCTAAAGCAGTAGAAAAACCTAAAGTAGAAGCAGTTCCACCTTTATCTTATGTAGCAGATACAAAAGACAAAGCTGAAAAAGCAAGAACACTATTCCAAAAAGAAATTGGAGAAGTACCTACTGTAACCTATGATATTGAACCAGTTGATATAAACGGTGAAAGAAAATACAAACTTGTAGTAACTGGATTCCAAAACCCAGATCAACGTGCAAAATTGTTTGCTAAAAAAACTACGTTGAAAGAAGAACAATATTTTGAAATGCGCCAAATGCTTGTTAGAGCAGGAATTATAAAATAGAATAGTATATTTATAAATAAAATACAATGACACAAGAACAATTACGTATGCAAATGCTAGCTGGTATCATTACAGAGGGCCAATATAAAGAAAAAATGGAAGAAGTAGATTCCATGGGTAAAATTGGAAAATCTTACCCTGCTCCTGGGTATGAAGATTCTATTTCTAATGAAAAAAACAATTCAAACAACCAAAAACTTTCTAAAAAAGAAAAATGGATGAAAAATTGGGAACCGAAATTCAAAATAATTAAAAGTATTATGGATGAATATAAAAATAGAGGTGAAGATCCTATTGGATCGTTTACTGAATTTGGTAAAGAAGTAGGAAAAAAATTTGGATGGGAGTTTTGGAATGATCTTCAATGGGCTAATCCTCCTAAAGCTGGTTTTAGATCACTTTTTTCATGGGCAATAGATAACGTAGCATTTAATCCATCCCAAGAAAATTTAATTCCTCCACAAAATATAATTTACCGAGGAGGTCCAAACAATTCTTGGATACTTAGAAAGTGGTAAAATATTAATAAAATAACTAAAGAAGCTTGCCTAGTGCAAGCTTTTTTTGTATAATACGGTTATGAAAGAAAATACGTTATATGTAGAACGTTTTCGTCCTACCGAACTGAAATATTATGTTGGTAACGAAAATGTTAAAGACACAATACAAAAATACCTAGACCAAGGTGATATCCAAAACTTCATCTTCTATGGTCCTGCAGGTACAGGTAAAACTACCCTAGCAAAAATTATCGTTAAAAATCTAGACTGCGATTATCTTTATATAAACGCATCTGATGAAAACGGAATCGATACTATTCGAGAGAAAGTAAAAGGATTTGCTAGTGCTGCATCTTGGAAAGGCATTAAAGTAGTAATCCTAGATGAAGCAGATTTCATTACAATCCAGGGACAAGCCGCTTTACGAAATGTAATTGAAACATTCTCTCGCTCAACACGTTTTATCTTAACCTGTAACTTTATTGAGCGAATCATTGATCCCCTCCAATCACGTTGCCAGGTACTTAAAATTGTACCACCAACAAAAATGGATGTGTATAACCATTTAACTTGGATTTTAGCTGATCAATTATCTTTATCATATGAGACAGAAGACATTAAAAACTTGATCGTTAAGTACTATCCCGATATGCGTAAAATGCTAAACGTTTTACAAATGTCTGTAAAAGATGATGCTGTTGTACTTGATGATACTGTTTTGACCTCAAACAACTACATCAAAGATGTATTGAAAGAACTAGCAGGTAAGAAAAATTGGATTACCATTAGACAGATTATAGCAGATTCAAACGTTAAGGATTTTGAGGAATTATATCGCAATTTATTTGAATATGCTCCAAAATATGCTCCAGGCAAGGAAGGATCAATTGCAATTATTCTAAACGAGCACCTATATCAAGCAAATTTCCGAATTGATAAAGAAATTAACGTAATGTCTGCAATTGCAAAAATAATTGAAGTACTATGAAATACCTATTAAGATATACTCTTTCGTGGATATCTCAAAATTTGGCCATACCTTTCTGGACAATCGGTCATATCCACTTGATGACAACAATATACGCTGACATACATGAAATTGTAATGTCACTTGGATTGAACATAATTGTGGCAGCTGGATTTATAGCTGACTTTATAGATTATAGAAAAGATAAATTAAACAATAAAAACAAATAAAATGCAAGAACAACCTAGATTAAACATCGATTTTAAAAACACAACAGCCGTAACTGGCTATGATGGAGGACAATTGTTTGGACAAGCAGTTATCCTACGTAAAGTATCTAAATTTTTGATTGGAGCCGATGAGGATTCACTCATTCCAATTCCAGTATTCTATGATTTGGAATCTAAAAAAATCATTTTAGATACACTTCCACCAGACATTCGTGAGGAATATAAAGACATTGCCCTTGACCTCTAAGAAGCAAATAAAAGATATATGGGGGTGGTTGAATGAAATCACCCTCTATAAAACTCCTGTCGAAAATATTTCAGAAGAATCGTGGGACAAATGGAACTCTTACATGATACATCGATATGTATCTATGAATATAAATTATGTTGAATTAGCTAATTTTGTTCAAACTCTACCATACGAGAACAAACAACAAACATATACAATTTATAGAGAGATGATCCCAAAAGCTAAAACGTTCTTGAAGTACGTTAAATCAAGAACACAGAGACAGCCTGCAACGTTGGTAGAGTACGTAGCAAAACATTTTGAATGCAGTTTAGGCGAAGCTGAAGAATACATTGATATTCTACGCGAACATGGTGTACGAAAAGTTTTGTACGATATGGGGATCGAAGACAAAGAAGTAAATAAGTTATTAAAAAATGACAACAAATAGAGAAACATTTGGAACTAATCCAACAAACCCACTTCAAACAAGAACAATCCATAAAACAGACTCAATTGTTGATTCAGTAATTGATCAATTTGTATCTAGAGCACGTTTTGGAAAAGAAAAATATGGCACTGATTTAGATAGAAACGATTTAAGTGTTTTAGATTGGATCGAACATGCCAAGCAAGAGCATATGGATGCCATATTGTATTTGGAAAAACTTGAACGAATACTAAAGGGCTAATATTTATAATAAAATACTTAAAATGGATAAAGAAACTTTACGCATGCAAATGCTAGCTGGTGTGATCACAGAAAGTGAATATGCTGCTGCTATTAACCAAGAAGTTGAAAATACTGAAAAAGATTCACTTAACGAGCATTATGTTGCAGGTGGAATTGTAGGAATTGGAGCAATTACTCAAATCCCATCTCGTGCTAAAACAGATTACGAAGATGCTTTCGAATACTTTTTAAACCAAAAATACTCTATCAATGAGGAAATGGAATCAGATAATAAAGTTGAAGCATTCCTAGATGATATGATCAACACTTCAATCCCAGAAGATTCTGAAGAAGGTGAAGAAATAAATGGTGTTTGGGAAGCTGAGGAATATGCTGATGAAGACGCTTATGGTGAAGCTGCTCAAGAATTTAAAAATGCTCATGAATATATTATGGGTAAAGGTGGAGAAACCACTATTGAAGGAAATCCTGATGTAACATATAAAGCATTACCTAATGGAGATATTGCATATAGTTTAATTGCTACTCTAGATGAAGGTAAAGAAGTTGAAGAACCATACAACTACTAAGATGAACCCAAAAGATACAATTACAGTAGACGTTCCTCTATTCATTCGCTTATTGGAATATGCTCGTGAAGATGCTAACACAGATATGGATCTACACGATTTAGCAGAAAATATCATTGGTTTAAGCGAAGACGGAGAAGTTCTAACAATGGACGACTACAATTCAATTGTAGGTACAACTGAAGAAGAAATCGCTGAACGTAGAATGCTGCAAGTAAGAGCAGGTATTATCAAATAAGATGGCTAAAGCAAGAAAAAAAGGCAAGAAAGGCCGTAACAAAACCAATTTGGCAAAGTACCTTAAAATGATCGCTAAAAACGAGCAATTACTAAGCCAGTACAAGACGGCTTAGGACCGTTTGCTAGTTATAGCAAGAGAATACTTTTCACCGCTATCAAAGGTATTTTCAAAAAATTAAGAGAGCTTGGATTTTCCAAGCTCTTTTTTTATCTTTAAGTTATGAGAAAGAAACCTCCTGTTATACTCAAAGAAGTAAGAGAAAAACAATTACCACAAATAGACTACGCAACACAAAAGTCTATTTCGTACTCTCAAATGTCTATGTTCAATGAGTGCCCTAAAAAATGGTCACTACAATATAGAGAAGGACATAAGCAATTTACTTCTTCCATTCATACTGTTTTTGGAACTGCACTACACGAAACGCTCCAACATTACCTTACAGTAATGTATGAGCAAAGTGGAGCAGCAGCAGATCGTTTAAACACATCTGAAATGCTAGAGGAAAAACTTCGTGAAGAATATAAAACCCAATACAAAGCAAACAACAACCAACACTTTGTATCCCCAGATGAATTGAGAGAGTTTTATGAGGACGGAGTAGCAATTATAAGAGAGTTAGCAAAGGACAAAACAAAATATTTTGGTAAACGAGGATGGCATTTAGTTGGATGTGAAGTTCCTATTATAGTAACTCCAAACCCCAAATTACAAAACGTAATGTTCCAAGGGTATTTAGATGTTGTTTTATACAACGAAAAAACAAACAAAATCAAGATTATTGATATCAAAACTAGTAGACAAGGTTGGGGTAAGAAAGAAAAAGCTGATCAAAACAAACAACTCCAACTTATTACCTACAAAAAGTATTTTTCTGAACTATACAATTTCCCAATAGATAATATTGATGTTGAGTTTATGATTGTGAAACGTAAAGTATTTGAAAGTGACCTTTATGTTATCAAACGCGTTCAAATATTTAAACCAACATCTGGTAAAGTGAAATTAAATAGAGTTGCTAAAACGATTAATTCATTTTTAGAACAAGCATTTGATCGCAATGGTTTTAAAGATGTAGACCACCAACCAAGAGAAAACAATAATTGCAAGTGGTGTCCATTTTATAAAACTCATCTATGTTCTGCGACCTACTGATCTCCTCATATATGTATATCCGATAATATAAATAATAAAATCTATGAGTGAAAAAAACCAACAGTTAACTAGCGTCAAGCTAGACAAAGACTTGTTTGAGCAATTCAAAGTAGAATGCATTAAACGAAAGTTTAGCTTCCAAAAATTGAGCGAACGAGCAGTTCATCTTTACTTAACAAGTGATGAATTCAGAAAACAAATCCACAACCACAATGATTTAAGTTGGGAGACAGAAGAGTAATTTCTTACATTTAAAACAAAATAGTTATATGAATTCAAGTTTTAAGTACTTACCGCAAAACGAGCGGAAAAAAATCATGCTAATTTGTGACGACATTCGAGTACACTCCGGTGTAGCGACAGTAGCACGTGAATTAGTATTGAACACAGCCCAACATTTCAATTGGGTAAACATTGCAGGTGCAATCAAACACCCTGAACAAGGTAAACGATTTGATATTTCTGCAGACACAAACGCAAATACAGGTTTAACAGATGCTTCTGTATTTTTATATCCAGTAGACGGATATGGAAATCCTGATTTGATTCGTCAATTAATTGCAATGGAAAAACCTGATGCAATTATGTTGATTACTGACCCAAGGTATTTTGAATGGTTATTTCAAATCGAAAACGAGATTAGAAAAACAATGCCAATCATTTACTTGAACATTTGGGATGATTACCCAGCTCCATTGTACAATAAAGCGTTTTATGAGTCATGTGACGCGTTGTTGGCAATTTCAAAGCAAACAAAATTAATCAATGAGCTTGTTTTAGGTGAGAAAGCAAAGAAAAAAGTAATTGAATATGTTCCTCATGGTTTGAACCAAGAAATGTATTATCCAATTGAAAAAGAGGATGAAGTAAAAGAACTAGAGCAATTCAAAGCAAATTTGTTTGGTGGTAAAGAAAAGGATTTTATTGTATTCTTCAATTCAAGAAACATTCGACGCAAACAAATTCCTGACACAATGCTTGCCTTTAGAATTTTCTTAGATACGTTGCCTAAAGAAAAAGCAGAAAAATGTGCTTTGGTAATGCATACTGAAATTGTAAGTGAGCATGGTACAGATTTGGAAGCAGTTAGAAAAATTTTATTTCCAAACTATCCTGAAGCAGTTTATTTCTCAACAAACCGTTTAGACACTAAACAATTAAACCAATTGTATAATATTGCAGATGCTCAAATCCTATTGACATCAAACGAAGGTTGGGGTCTATCATTAACAGAGGCAATTTTAGCAGGAACTGTAATTATTGCTAATGTAACTGGTGGAATGCAAGACCAAATGAAATTTGAAGACGAATATGGTAATTGGTTTGAACCAACTCCAAAACTACCTTCAAACCATACAGGACGTTTGAGAAACCATGGTTGCTGGGCATTCCCCGTTTATCCAACAAACCGCTCAATTCAAGGTTCACCTAAAACTCCTTATATTTGGGATGATAGATGTACAGCTGAAGATGCAGCTGCTCGAATTGCTGAAGTATATGCTTTAGATAAAGAAACAAGAGATGGTCTTGGTAAAACAGGTCGTCATTGGGCAGTAAATGAAGCAGGCTTTACAGGTGAAGCTATGGGAGAAAGAGCAATTAACGCGATAGATCAATTATTTAACACGTGGACTCCACGAGAAAAATATGAGCTAATCAACGTTAATGACGTTAAAGAAGACACAATTGATCACGAATTTGTATATTAAAAAGTTATGGACAAACCAGTATTTGTAATTAGTTGCCCAATCGACACTTATAGTGGATATGGAGCACGTTCTCGCGATATCGTTAAAGCGATTATTGAAATGGATAAATATGACGTTAAGATTTTATCTCAACGTTGGGGAGCAACTCCATTTGGATTTATCCAAGCACACCCTGAATGGGAATTTTTAACCCAACATATTTTAAATTCCCCTCAACTCCCAGCACAACCTGAAATTTGGATGCAAATTACGGTTCCAAATGAATTTCAACCAATAGGAAAATTTAATATTGGATGTACAGCAGGAATTGAAACAACAGTAGCACCAGCTGAATGGGTTGAAGGATGTGGTCGTATGAATTTGATTTTAGGTTCTTCTGAACACACAATCAAAGTACTTAAAGAAAGTAAATTTGAAAAACGTGACCAAAAAACAAACCAACCAGTAGGATTTATTGAGTGGAAAGGTGATAATAGTGAAGTAATTTTTGAAGGTGCTAACACAGACATTTACAAACCAATCAAATCAACTTTTGATTTATCTAATGTAAAAGAAGAATTTGCTTATCTATTTGTAGGACATTGGATCCCAGGACAATTAGGTGAAGATAGAAAAAATGTAGGTTTGCTTATAAAAGCATTTTACGAAACATTCAAAAACAAATCCAAAAAACCAGCTTTAATTTTAAAAACATCTCAAGTAGGTTCCTCTTATATGGACCGAGATGAATTAATTAAGAAAATTCAAGCAATTAGAGCAACTGTAAAATCAAACAATATCCCAAATGTTTATCTGTTACATGGTGAATTTACAGATGAAGAAATGAATCAAATCTATAACCACTCTAAAGTTAAAGCTATGGTTAGCTTAACTAAAGGAGAAGGATTTGGTCGTCCATTACTCGAATTTTCACTTGTAAACAAACCAATTATCACAACAAATTGGAGTGGACATACAGATTACCTAAACCCAGAATTTACAACACTTCTACCAGGTACAATGACAAATGTTCATGAGTCAGCTGCAAATCATATGTTGATGAAAGAAGCTGAATGGTTTAGTGTAGATACAGGTCATGTAGGACACTATTTAAAAGATGTATTTGAAAATTATAAAGGATATGCTGAAAAAGCAAAACGTCAAGGTTTCCAATCACGTACCAAATTCTCGTTTGACGCAATGAAAGAAAAACTTGATAAGCTATTCACTGAAAAAATTCCTGAATTTCCAAAACAAGTTCAATTGCAGTTACCTAAATTGAAAAAAATTGAATTACCAAAACTTAAAAAAGTAGAACAATAATGCAACACGAAGAAATCATTAATTGTCCTAAATCAGGAGGTGACTTGTGCTATAAAGTACAAGTTGCCCCTGAAATTTATAACTACATGAGTTTATCTTGTGGTTTTTGGACAAACTCATTTATGACTGAAGACCATGAATTTTATATGCAACAAATGGAAACATTGCCTGAGTTGTATAAAGATTTAGCTTGGAAAGATCCTCAAACAGGTTTAATTTGGTTACCAAATACTATCAACAATCTTGAACAAGGTATGGTATTTGCTAATGGTACAAACGCTTCAAACTGGAAATGGGCTGCTGTTAAAGCAATTGAAATCCCTAAAAAAGAACAGAAAAACCACCCAATCCCAGGTAAACCAGGAGAATTTATGAAATTCAAAATGGATATGAAAAACATGCAACTTTTTGAAGAGCGTGATTATATTGAAGCCCTTTCGTATATTGGAATATTACCAAATTAAGATACATGAAAATAAGTTATGCTATCACAGTATGTAATGAATTTAAAGAAATTCAACGTTTAGTGCACTTTTTGCTTCAACACAAACGCATACAAGACAATATTGTGATTTTATTTGATGAAGCAAATGGTGACCCTGAAGTGGAGGCATTCCTTCGCTCCCACTCCCAAAATGGAGAGTTTATGTGGCATAAAGGAAAATTTGATCGCCATTTTGCAGACTGGAAAAACAAACTATCCAGTTTTTGCAAAGGCGATTATATTTTCCAAATTGACGCTGATGAAATCCCAAATGAAAACCTAATTGCTGTTTTACCTGAATTATTAGAAGAAAACGAAAACATTGATGTTTTCCTAGTCCCTCGAGTAAACACAGTAGAAGGTTTAACTCCCGAACACATTGCAAAATGGGGTTGGAGAGTAAATGATGAAGGCTGGGTTAATTGGCCTGATTATCAATGGCGAATCTGGAAGAATAAACCTGAAATTCAGTGGGTAAATAAAGTACATGAACGTTTAGATGGATTTAAAATGTATACAGCAATGCCAGATGTAGAATATTTTGCTTTATATCACCCAAAAACAATTGAAAAACAAGAAAAACAAAATCAGTTATACGATACAATTTAAGTTATGGAAGAAATTTTAAAATTAGTAGAAGAGTTTATTAAAGAAAAAGACTCTAAAAAAGAATGGATTGCTGGAAGAGATTTAGTACAATATGCAGGTAATTATTTTGATGAAAAAGAATATGTAGCTGCTGTTAAAACTTTATTAGGTGGTTGGTTAGTATTAAATCAAGAAGGTATTCGTTTCGAATCTCGTTTTCCTAAACGTTTAGGTAAAAAATTAGGTATTTTAACCAATAGTGGTTCAAGTGCTAACTTATTAATGTTAGCCGCTTTAACATCTAAACGAGGTATGAATTTACCTAAAGGGACTAAAGTATTAACTCCAATTGCAGGATTTCCAACCACTATTAACCCTATTCTCCAATTAGGATTTACCCCAGTATTTGTAGACATTGAATTAGATTCATTAAATTTGGATTTAGATCAAGTAGAACAAAAATTAAAAGAAGATCCTGAAATTAAAGTAATCACATTTGCTCACGTGTTAGGTAATCCACCAAACATGGATCGTTTAATGGAACTTATAGAAAAATACAATTTGATTCTTCTTGAAGATTGTTGTGATGCTTTAGGTTCAACATATAAAGGACAAATGCTTGGTTCATTTGGCAAAATGGCTAGCTGCTCTTTCTACCCAGCACACCACATTACAATGGGTGAAGGTGGATTTGTAGCTTGTAATGATATGGAAACAGAACGTATCCTAAGAAGCTTTAGAGATTGGGGTCGTGGTTGTTACTGTGTAGGTAAACAAAACCAACTTGAATGTGGTATGTGTAACCAACGCTTCAATAATTGGCTACCAGCATTACCAGACGATGTATTTGATCACAAATATGTTTATGAAGAAATTGGTTACAATTTAAAACCAATTGAAATGCAAGCTGCTATGGCATTTATTCAAATGCAAAAACTAGAAGAAATTGGACAAATTCGTCGTAAAAACCATAAATTGATTACTTCAATATTTGAAAAATATAGCGAATATTTCATTTTACCTAAAGCAACTGAACATTCTGACCCAGATTGGTTTGCAGTAGCATTAACAGTAAAAGATGGAGCTGGATTTACACGTGCTGAATTTTGTCAATTCCTAGAAGCAAATAAAATCCAAACACGTCCTTACTTTGCAGGTAACATTATGTTACAACCAGCATATGAAGGAATCATGGATGCAGAACAAGTAATTAAAGACTTTCCAGTTGCAAGAAAAGTAACTACAGATACATTCTTCTTAGGTTGTAGCCCAGTTATTACAGAAGAGCAAATTGAATATATTGGTACAATCGTAGATAAATTTTTTAA